TATAGTAATGCTCACATTAGACTGCACCCTGTATCACCTCTATACTTCCACAGTGCCTAAGCGTATGCCCGAAATACGTTCTGTGCGCTACCAAGATGCTATAGACTGGCTTAAAGCCGTTGGCAGTGGCGAAATATCAGCTAACTTGCCTCTTATCAAAAACCAAGATGGGCAACACCTAATAGGGGTGAAAATACAATCAAAATACAAAGCCTCATCCAATAAGTGGTGATTAAATAATTACCTTCACGGCTTGTGTCCGTTTAAATAGTATTTAAACGCTAAAAATACACCCTTAAAATTACAATACAATGAAATTATTAGGTTATCAATTTTCAATCGCAAAAACGCCCAAAAATACAACTAATACTCATTCACCTCGTGGTAGTGCCCGCACTAACCCCGATGTGATACAATTCGTGCAGTCGTTCAAAGATGCTTCCCGCAAGGATATAGCCAAATGGCGTAGTGCTTTACGTATGGCACTACACCCAGAAAACCCTAAGAACACCGCATTTTATGACCTTATAGATGATTTGCTAACCGATGGACACTTGCAGTCGCAAATACAAATGCGCAAGATGAGTACCCTTAACACCGACTTTCAGCTTATTAACCGCAAAACGGGTAAGATAGAAGAGGAGGCTACTTTCGTATTCCAACAACAGTGGTTTTACGACTTTTTGAGTATCGCCTTAGATAGTATCCTCTTTGGAGCTACCCTTGTAGAGTTTAGTTCCTTTGAAGGTGAAATAATTCGGTTCAATACCCTGCCTCGCAGGCACGTTATCCCAATGTTAGGACGTATACTACCCGATGTAACCAAAGAAGACTACATCAATTACCGAGACGAAGCTTTTGTCCCTTGGTTACTGCAAGTAGGCAAATCTGATGATTTAGGGCTTATCAATAATATAGTGCCTAACCTGATATGGAAGCGCAATGTAGCGCAATCGTGGGCTGAGTTCTGTGAAAGGTTTGGTATGCCTCTTATTACCGCTACTTCCAATTCTACCAATAGTGATGTAGTGGACAAGGTAAACAAAATGCTGTTAGACTTAGGTGAAGCAGGTGTAGCTACCTTCCCACAGGGCACAAGTATCAACTTCCAAGAAGCTAACCGCACCGATGCCTATAACGTATATATGCAGTTTATGCAGGTTAATACCAACGAGATAAGCAAACAGTTGGTAGGCTCAACTATGCTATCTGACCAAGGCACCAACAGAAGCCAAACCGAAGTACACGAACGTTCGCTCGACTTCAAAATAGCCCAAGCCGACAAACGCTTTATTCAGTTCGTGGTAAATGACCAACTCATACCTCTATTGCGCCTACAAGGTTACAAGCTATCAGATGAGGTAGTTTTTGAGTTCAAAACAGCCGAGCAGGAAATAAACCTATCTGAAATGTGGAATATTACCAATGGACTACTAAGCAGTGGTTACAAAGTAGAAACCGAATGGATTTCCAAAACCTTTAATATCCCCATTGAAAGCGAGGGAAAATCACAGCCCCTTAATGAGAAAGTAACTGCCTTATTAAGGGGAGAAGAGGAAAACGAACGCTACCCCTTTAGTTGTACCTGCGGGCAGCACACGGCTTCATTAGGCAAAACCATACGCACTGTGTTGGCAAAACTCACCGATAAGCTGATAGGTAAAGTGTATCACAAAAAAGACACCCTGCCCGAATACGCTCAAATGGTAGTAGCCGAAGGTGTTGCCCTTAGTGAGGCACTGCGCAATAATTTTCCTACTATTAGCCCCTATACGGGTCCAGACCAATTGTGTTTACAAATGATGGAGTATAATCTCTTTGAATTTGCAGCAGGCAAAACCGAAAGTCGCCTCGCTTCAATGAAAAGGCTATTAGTAGACGAGAATAACCAAATACGCCCTTTTAGCGAATTTAAAGAGTTGTGCCAAAAAGAGGTAGAGAAGTTCAATAAAAAATGGTTAGAAGCTGAGTATAACCTATCTATTGCTGTAGGACAAAACTCCGCACAATATTTGCGCTTTATGGCAGAGAAAGATACTGTTACCTCTTTTGTAAAATACCAAACAGCAGGCGATGACAAAGTGCGTGAGGCTCATAAAGTGCTCAATGGCAAAATATTCAACCTATCCGACAAAGAAGCAATGGATTTGTACCCGCCTAATGGTTACGGCTGCCGTTGTGAAATGGTGCAGGTATTAGGCGAGCAAAAAGGCAAAGTAACCAACGGTAGAGAAGCCAAAATGATGTTGGAGGGTACAGATAGCAAATACAGAGGTTCACAGTTTGAAATCAATCGTGGTGACCTCAAACAGGTATTCACCAAACAGCAGTTTTATAGCGATACAAAGGGACTGCCCAAAAAGCTCAATGAGATGACTTTTGATAAGTACGGGTTACCCTCTTGGGAAGCGTTTAAACAGCATTTAAACCCTCTTAAATTGGATAGTTCTATTACCGAAAAGAACGTTCACGAGCTATTTAAACCCTTTGAGAAAAACACCTATATGGGCTATGAAGACTATTTAGGCAGGAAACTCACTTTGCAGAAAGCCACGTTTGACAAACATACACAAGGCTACTATTTAGGCGAACAAGAGTTGAGACACCAGCTATTCCCCTTCGTGAAAGATGTTCTAATGAACCCCGATGAAGTATGGTATTTTGACTTTAAAAACAACGCCAAGAAGTTCCAACCACGCTACATTAAGTTCTACCAAGATAGAGTACTCGTGATAGATTGCGACTTGAATATAGAAGAGCAATCGCTTACTATCAATACTTGGTATAGTATGAAAGCCGATGAGAAGACAATACGAAAAGGCTTAAAAATAAAATAGGAATACCCTCATTGGATACCCCTATTTTATAAGGAAAGAAGTTATGAACCTTACCCCTTTTTCTCTATAGCGAGTGGGTTTTATGCGCATCCTATCCCTTGCTTTTCGGTAGCCTTAGTATAGAGGCTCATAAATTCACTGCAAAAGTATAAATAATTTTTGAAATAACCAAATAATAATGGCTGCAACATCAAAATTAACACTATTAATCGACCTAAGCCAACGCTTGTTTAATAACGGACTTAACAAAATGTCTAACCGCTTTCGCCAGCACGTACAGCAAATGCGCAATAGCTACCGCGATTTTACCAACCAAATACCAATGCTCGGTAATCTTATGGATACCCTATCTAATAAGTGGGTACTCTTAGGGGCAAGCGTGGTAGCTGTTGGTACAGGACTCGTACGAGCAACCTCAATGGCTAACGATTGGCATAAACAAATGGCAGAGATAAACGTAACTGCCGAACTCGGAAAAGAGGAACTTGGTAAACTTTCTAACCAGCTGTTGGATATAGGTACTAAAAATGTCGCCCCGCTGGAGGAAGTACCTAAAGCCTTCTCACGTATCATCTCGGCAGGGCTTGATGTAAACCAATCAATGAAAGCCCTTGAGCCTACCTTGCGCGCTGCCAAAGCTGGTTTTACCGATATAGAAACTGTAGCCAGCGCAGGGATAGCCACAATGATGTCATCGGGTGAGGATATTAACAAAGTGTATGATGTGTTGTTTGCAACTGTAAAAGAAGGAAATGCTGAGTTTAAGGATATAGCTAACTATATGCCTAAACTAACCCCGTTAGCCAAAGGTTTAGGGTATGAACTTGCCGAAACGGCAGGGGCTTTTGCCTCCCTTACTACCAAGTTGAGTGCCGAACAGTCCACCACAGCCTTGCAAGGTATCATCCGCTCACTATCCGATGAACGCATTGCCATCGGGCAGGTAGGCAAAGACGGTATTTACAAAAGCGGTTTCAAAGCCTTAGGTATAGAGGTTCACGACACCACAGGCAAAATAAAACCCTTGGTAGAAATCATAGAGCTGCTTAACAACAAAATGACAGGACTGTCGGACAAACAGCGTATGGAACAGTTTGGTAAGTTAGGACTAGACCAAATGAGTACAATGGGCTTCCAAACCCTAATGCAGGATATAGAGGGCTTACAGAAAGCTACCGATGCTGTAGTAGGTTCACAAGGTGCTTTAGGGAAAGCCTATAGCGACTCCCTAACGCCCTTAGAACAATGGGGCATCGCACAAAACCAACTCAAAGGCACAATGATAAAAATAGGCGAGGCTATCCTGCCTATGCTATCTAAAGCTATTGAATACATCACACCACTATTTGAATGGATATACAAGAACATTGATTGGCTTATACCTGTATTTGGTACGTTTGCGGGAGTATTGGGGGCTGTTACCTTAGCTACGTGGGCGTGGAATGCTGCCCTTGCTGCCAACCCCATAGGGTTACTTATAGCAGGAATAGCTGCCCTTATAGTTCTTGTAGTAACCGCTATCAAGAAGTTTGACCAATGGGGTGCAGGTATGTTAGCCCTCCTTGGTCCTATAGGCTGGCTTATCAATGGCATTAAAATTATCTATGACCATTGGCAAAGTATTAAAAAAGCCTTTACTGATGGTGGTGTTTTGGAAGGACTTAAACGTATAGGACTTGTGTTATTAGATGTAATACTAAAACCCATACAACAATTGTTAGAATTGCTTTCTAATATACCAGGTCTCGGAAGTTTAGCAGGCAAAGGAGCTGACTACATTAAAGAGCTTCGGGAATCAATGAATACAATCACCGATGGAGAAAAGCAAAAAGAAGAAGAGCCTGAAAAAGAAACTAAATCCGACAATCCTTTTAGCTTTACCAATACCGCAGGAGCAAGAGCAGGGGCAACACCAACAATAACGAGTGCCAACACCCAATTAGGCTCACAGGTAAGCAAGGTGACAGGTGATGCCACCCAAACCAAAAACATCACCATTACCTTTGATGCATTAAGCAAAGGTGATATTAAAGTAAGCAATACAGAAGGACTTACTTGGCAACAGGTAGAAGAACGCTTTACTGATATGCTACTCAGAGTAGTGCGAAACGCTGAACTATCATAATATGGACTTACAAGTAAACACCGACTTATTTAACCGCTTGCAACGCCTTACTCAACGAACATTTTTACAACGAATGACCAATGAGGCGGGTGTGATAGCTGTGAACTTCTCAAAGGACAGATTTCGGTTTAAGAATTGGATAGACAAAACTGCCGAAAAATGGCAAGCACGCAAACGCCCCGATAGGGGTTCACTACTGTTGCGTACAGGACGACTAAAAAGGTCTATACGCAAAATAGCTTCAGGCGACTACTATGTGGTAGTAGGAACAGATGTACCTTATGCACAACTGCATAACGAGGGAGGAACGGTGAGTAAAGTAGTACAAGTAAAAGCACACACCCGCAAAGTAGTAATACGACAAAGAAAGGTAAGCCGTAAAGGAAAAGTAAGCTCAAAAGTAATAGGTAGCAAAATGGTGAATGTACGAGTTCATAACCGCAAAATGAACCGCACAATGCCCAAACGCCAATTTTTAGGCGAAAGCGAGCTACTGAAGAGGCGTATAGAAATGCACCTAAACCGAGAACTTAACAAAGAACTGCAATGAAAGATTTTTATAACAAACTCCATAAAGTCTTTGAACAAGAAGCCACCAAAGATTTATACAGAAACAAAGGTATTGTGCCCATACAGTACATTGACTTTTACGCGGGACAAGACTATAACGATAACCTCTTTGAGGCGCATATATTCCCCGCTCTATTGGTGCAATGGCAAATAACCTATACCGATAACCACGAAGCAATAGCTACCCTCACCTTTAGGCTGTGCTATGAACAGCTAAGAGACCTTTCCTCCTTAGGACAAAACAAAGCTGAGGGACTCAAATTCTTAGACTTTATTGATATTACTGATAGCGTGCTAAAAACTATTGAAACACGCAGCACAGGTAAGCTACACCTTATAAATGAAAGCCTGAGCATAGAAGACACAGTGGTAGATGTATTTACCCTTACTTACCAATGCAATTATTGTGGAAAACAAAAAGCCCCGCAAACCAAAGGTTTACGGGGTGATTTTGAAAGGTTCGAGCTAACTGAGAAACTTAAAAGCCGTTTTTAGCTATTTAGGAGTGGGTATATCTTTGGTGTTACCCACTTTTTGATTTTCTATGTAGATATTGCCCCAATAGTCTCTCCTTACATTTAAACGGTATTTTACAAAACTCTTTTTGTACTTCTCATTAGTAAGAATGCTGTGCATAAACTTCTCTGTCATTTTCTTATAGGCATCGGGTATGGCATCGTCTTCATACACAAATCGGTTAGTTTCACGAGTTACTACTATAAGCCCTGAATCATCTTCTTTTTTGTTTTCTGAACCAGCATATACCTTAAAAACCTCACCTCTTTTCCTGAAAGGCTCATTGTAACTTTGAGCATTGCCAACTAAAGGCAGTGTTAATAGTGCTATGTAAAGTAACTTTTTCATTGTTGGTATTATTTTTATTTGTGGCAAAGTTAAGATTTTAATTTGTGATATTAAAAGAAACGTTCTACTTTTTTTAAACAGCGTTTATATATCTCTATAGGGGTTTCATTGGCTTGCTCTTGGTAGCGAAACTCGGCGTGTTCTCGTTCGCGTTCTTCTACAATGAGCGCAAAACGTTCTTTGTCATATTCTCGGAAGAACTTGAGTAGCTTGTCAATGCCAAGTCGCTCATAAAATTCTCCGTAGTGCCCTGAGAGAATACGCTTGAAGATAAAGGTTAGCTCGGCTACACTCAGGTAGTTATGGTCTGTAATGATATAGGTAGCGCACAAGCGTATTTGCTCTTCACTCATTGGGCGCGAAAGGCTAAGCATTTCATTGAGATAGACAAGCCATACCATAATGTAGCTTTCGCAAGCTTGCTGTCCGTAGTCTCGCCTGATAGCACCTAATGAGGGGGCTTTTTGATTTATGGCAGCACTAAGGGAGGGCAGCTTGTAGCCTTGTAGCATACAGTTAGCGGGTGAATAGACCTTGAAGAATTTCTCGTTTGAAATCGTTGTCGTAGGTTTGTTTTGTGTTGTTGTTACCTCGTTTTGCATTTTGTAATATCTTATTAAGTTGTGAATTGATGTATTTTAAATCGGTATTCTTTTGATGAAAGGCATCCATTTTTTGCCAATTGCCGAGTAGATACTGCCACGTAGCGATAGCTTCACTGTCGCCTGCTGATACTTGTTTCAGGTAGCTGATGATTTGCTTGAGGGCTTTGCCGTCAGCTCCTGTGAACTTGGGAGGGAAGCCGTACAGACGATTGTAGAAGCCAAACCACTCGTCTAAGAACAGGGTGTAAAGGCTTGTGGTTTGAGGCTCGTCTTTGGTATAAGAAACAATGCCATTCCATTGCTCTTGGTAGTATTGTATATCTTCCTCTTGTGGGGGTAAGATTGCACCAAGCTGCTGGTATTGCTGGCTGTTGAGCCCTCCGCTCTTAATTTCTATTTTGCAAAGCTCACCCTTTTTGTAGGTGAGCCTTAGCAGTGTGTGAGTACGCTGTAGAGTTACGGTGTAGGTCATTTTAATTTGCTAATTTTATAGATATCTATCAATTTGAGTAAAAGGGTTTCACGGGCTTCTTCGTAGCTTTCTTTGTAAGCAATATCCCAAGAGGTACCTTGGTCTAAGAATGGGGTGAAAATGTAGGCTGAAGTACCTTTGCTGGTGGCTTCGAGGTTGCCGTAATAGCCTTTTTCTCTAAACCAAGCGAGGGCTTGTTCCCAAGATGGAAGGGATATACAACCTTTCTGTTTGTTGTAATTGATACGTTTTATATCTCTCAATTCGATACTATTATAAACTTCGTTGTGTATCCTATCACCTATTTCTATGCATTGGTAACCTTTGCCACTGATAGCAAGAGCTATATAGCAATGGCAGGGGGTGTCAAAACCTATCTCTTTGAGTTCTTTGGCAATGTCAATGGGAACAAGCCAAGTGGGGTAATTTTGTGTATTCATTTTGCTTATGGTTTTAAGGTTTATTACTAGGCACTCCACATTTGGGTTATCTTGTCAATTTTTTTGTTATTTTATCAAATAAAGACTTTATATCGTTGTCCTCTATGAGTGCTTGGGTAAGGTCTAAAGACAAATCTCTTATTATTTCTTTAGATAAGAGGGTGTTCTTTTCTACTTTTTTAAGGGCTTTGATTATCTTTTCTAATTCTTCAATTAATTCTTGTTTATCCATTGTTTAAATAGTGTTTAAAAGGTTATTCTAAATATAGACCTGTGGTTACTTGTTGGTTGTATTTACCTCCTTCAACTCCATAAAGCATAGTAAGCTGCTTTATTTCTTCTTCGCTAAGAGGGTTAGAAGTTATTTGTTCTGGGCGATAGATTCCCGAGCGAACTACATACAACTTAAAAAAGCTATCTTGCATTTCTATGCGGCGTTTGTTTTTAGTTTTAGTTGTTCGACAGCGGTTCACTACAGGTAAGCCGTGTTTGCGCCATTGCTGGTTTAGATGTGGTTTGAAATAGCCATAAGCACTATCTAATGTTACCCAATCTAAGTAGGGCATCTGTATTGCTATCTCTTTCACACCACAATTTTTAATGCGGTAGAGGTTATAATTTTTCTCTTTGAAAAAGTATTCGATTAGTTGTATAAGTAACCACTCGTCTAAGTTAGAAGCATACTTGAAGTAGTATTTTTTTTCGTCTATACTATTAAGTTCGTCTTCTGAAATGTTGTACTTCTCAAGTAGTTTTTTTAGCATTTTTTCTGCTGATTGCTGCTCTCCTGCTACGCCTCGTTTTACAAGTTCATAGACTTTTGCGATTTTTTCTTTTACTTTGTCGTTCATATTGTAATTGCTTTTAGTAATTTACTTGTTTATGCTTCCCATTGCTCTTTGGTGAGTTGTTTACCGCAGTCTGCGCAAAATAGAGCTGTTACTTCTACAGTGCAGTAATGGGCAAGGGTGCGAAGTTCTTTATGCTTGTGGGGGCAATTTGCTAATTTGTCAATTTGTCGATTAGCCAATTTACGAATGAGCCAATTTTTTAATTTTCTAATTCTTTTCATTGCTTTGCAGTTGTTTTAGTTCTCGCTTTGCGGGTGTGCCTAAGTAGGTGTGAAAGGTACGGTAGCATATATGGTATTTTGGGTGTATGTGCTGCCAAAATATCTCCTTATAGGTGAGCCCTACTTTATGGTACAGGTGCAGTGTTAGCTCTTGTATTTCTGCTATTTTTGTTAAAAGATTTATCTTGTTATATGCCATAACTGAAAAATTTATTACTTTTGCACTTGGTTAGGTAAAAGTCCTGTCTGCTTTTTCAGTAGGTGGGATTTTTCTTTTTAGTTCATTGAGGGTTCGGCTATGCCGAAAAGAATGTACCATTGTTTGCTTCCTACTTTTACAGAGGCTTTTTCAAACTTGGTACGCATACTTTTGAATTGACGTACTAATTCGGGAAGCTCTTCTAAAGTGTAGTCTCTAAGAAACTTTTTTAAGGGGCTTCGTTCTTTCATAAACTTATTGAAGTACACCCAGTTGTTTTGCTTTAGTATGCCCATTACCTGTGCATCGGCAAGGATAATAGAACGCAGGCGTTTTACTTCAGATTCGTTCAATAAGTCTTCGGCTATTGCCTTGTAGTTAGGCGTATGGCAAAACCTATGATATAGGTTGTTTAGTTCCTCATCGGTAGCTTCTAAAAGCTGGCAGGTACGATGTGTTTCGAGCCATACGGCTTGTTCTAAGGCATTAGGGCTTAGTTTTTGGCGTAGGGCTATTATCATATCATCTGTCATCATATTGTGATTATTTTTAAGGTTTCTGCTCTTTTGAGCCCTACCTCGTGAGTAGGGACTCTTTGAGCTTTTGTCCCGCTTAGGGGCTTGAACCCTAATGCCTGCCTGTGCGGGTGTTGGCACAGCCAACTGTTGTTACTTCCATACTATCACAGTACTTTCTACACTGTATATACTGCCTTTTTGGTAGTAAATGTAGTTTTGTGCTGAAACTTCTCTTTCGGTAATTGTACCGTCTTCTTCAAAGAGGATATAATATTGGGGACGGTATTTGCCTACTATTACCTTTTCTACTACTTTTCTGGTTTTGTACTCTTTTTGGATGCTGATATGGGAATATAAATACGCTAAAAGCATACAGGAAAAAGCAATAATAAGGGTTGTTTTAATGCTGATTTTCATTTTACAATTTGGGATTACATTCTATAAAGTAAGCGGCTTTGAGGTAAAATTGAGCGGTTTCAAATCCTACCAAGTAATGATTGTTCGTGTTATACTGCTCAAAGAAAAGGTTTAAAGAGGTGCAACGTGAGTGCTTCTTATTGAGTTCTTTGGCTTTCTCAAGGATATACGCTTTTAAATCGTTTAGATAATCAACGCTATATAGTTCAGCGTCTATGCTTTGTAATAACTCTAAAAACTCGGTTTGTAGCTTGTTTTTAGGCTGACAACTGTTGGTGCAACAACAGTAATAGTGTGTAGGTTTTTTCTTCATTTTAAAAGCTGTTTAAAGGTTTTCTAAAACAGTCGTCAGAGGGTGTAGGACTTGTCTGACAGGTCTGACGACTGGAATAGCTATTTATATAGCTGAGAATTGTAAGATTATGTTTTTCCATTGCCCACGTTGGTCACGCTCGTAGAAGCGGATGTAGTCCTTTGAATGGTTATATTGGTAGGACTCGCGGAATAGCTCGCAGGCACGGGTGAAGTTCTCATCGGCGAAGGTACTTTCGTACTTATAGAGCTTCTGAATGTTGTCGGGGTCAAGCTCGCCCTTCTTGCGTTCTAAAAGGGACAGGATAAACTCCTTAGTGGCTTCATCGCCTTGGTAACGACTTTCTATGAAGTCGAAGATGTACTTTTCGGCTTCGGAGGAGCGTTCGTCATAGGTGCCTTTGCCTTGTTTGTTGTACTCTACTTTGAAATTCTGAAACTCTACTTTAAAGTTACCTTTTCCTTCTGCATAACGCCCACTGTAGTCTTTAAGGAGTTCACCGAGTGTTTCCATTGTTTCAAAAGCGTGTGTTTTGAAGTCTTTGAGCTGGGCATTGATGTCTTTGGCAATAGTGAGAAGGCTTACAATAACATCGGCTTTCATAGCTTCGTAGGCTTCACGTTTTTCGGTGCGTTCTTTTTGTTCTAATTCTTGTACTTGCTTGATGAGGACTGCACGGTCTTCGGGGCTGAGTGTTGTTAAATCTACTGTCATTATAAATTAATTTTTAGTTATTAGTCTTTAGTTATTAGTAGTCAGTATGTTATAATGCTTAGCTAACTAAAAGTTCGCGTTTGATTACTCGTTTGATACGGCGGAAACTCTCTACAACTTTAATAGAGTCGCCTCCTATGGTTGCTACTGTGGGTTCGCATTCTTTGAAGAGGCGTTCAAAGAGGGTTTTACTTTTATCGGTGCTGGTGGGGGTGAGATTTCTGTCCTTCAGTCCGTTGCTTTCGCAGATGGTTTTAAAATCTTTGAAAGTTGCGCCTATAAGGTGGATAA